AAGACCGCTGGCCTCTTCCGGTGACACGTCGAACTCGTGCACCTCATCGTCGTTGCCTGCCGGCGCCGAGATCCGCACGTCACCCGACGGGTCGTAGCCGACAATCACGCCGCTGTCAGTGAACTCGTCGTAGTCGACCAGGCCCGTGTCATCGATCGCCTCGTCGCCGTCCGGGTCGGCCGACGCCGCCCACTCCAGACCGTCTGCCAGTCTGGTCGTGTTGGCCTGGTCGAAACCGTCCGCGAGGATCAAACGCTTGTCGTCGTAGTCAACCGACAACGTCATGTCGCCGTGGGCGTAGTACGAGACGTTGAAGTCGCCGACCGAACGCTCATCGATCAGTTCGCCGTACAGGCTCTCCAACGCGTCGAAGTCGAGCAAGCCACCGACGCTGATCCACTCACCGGTCGCCGGGTTGCGGGGCTCATCGGGGTTGAACTTTGCCGTAACTGCTTCGGCGGCCAACGCCGCCCCGCCTTTTGGGCCCGCATCACCGGCCGCGGCCACCGACCCCGGACGGTCCGACGTCGGCTCAGGAACGTGAGGACCACCGTCACCCGACACATCGACCGGCGGGGCGAACGTCGTCGACTCATCCTTCGGCGGAAGCCCGAACTGCTGACGGGTCGACTCCTCCAACACCTCATCCGGATGCACAAACCCAGCATCGGCCAGCGACTTGAGCGCCTGCGCCGTCGCCGCCTGCCTGGATCCGATCTCATCGAACGTCAACCGCGGGGCCGGCTCATCCTCACCGAAGTTGATGTCAACCAGATCCTCGATGATGTGCTGCGTCGCCGTGTCCGCAATCTGCTGAGCCAAAGTCTGCAACGACAGGGTGAAGAAGTCCGCGAACGTCGTACCCAACGCCCACGAGCCGGTCTGCGTGCCCAGGTTCAGGAAGTGGGCCAGCACCGCACGGGCGATCTGGCTGTCGTGGTACTCGATCGCGGGCAGCGCGTCCGGCAGTGTGCCCTCCACCCCCCGCAGCACCAGATCGGCGCCGAACGGGATAGCCGAACCGGCTGCCTCGCCGGCCCGCCACGCCGTGGCCATACCCAGCCCGGTCGCGAGCTCCGTCTCCGTCTCGGCGGCCTTGTATAGCGGCACACCCATCCCGTTGCGTTCGATTGTCTGGGCCTGCACCCGCAGCAACCGGTCCTTGATCAGCCAGTTCTTGTAGCACGTCCGCAGCAGCGACTGGCCCAGCCAGTTGCCGCCCTCACGCTCACACACATACGCGACGATGCGACCCACCGGGATCGGGGCCTGCGGCGCCTGCGTACCGATCTGACCCCACTGGGTGATCGACACCAGGCCGCCGTCGCGGGCCACATCCACATTCGCGATCGTCCGCGCCGGCCGCGGCCCCAACTTGTGCAGATGCGCACGGTTCCCGTCAGGGTCCACGCGGTACGTCTGCTCGAAGTAGGAGAACCCGAACGACAGCATCAGCAGCGCCAGCCGCAGATGCTCCGGCCACGAAAAGCGGTCCTTCGTCCGCGGCATCACCTTCGGGTTCTGCCCCACGATCGGCAGACCCAGGTCGTCGGCCACGAACTCGACCACCTCGGCGCGTGCCCCGGCCGGGTCGATCCGCCAGGGGGTGCGCCGCACCGGCAACGTCACCGCACGCAGCACCGAAGCGACCTGACTGTCGGTGCGCCGCATCGCGTCATAGACCTCGACCGACTGCGGCCACTGCAGCTCCGGGGTCGTCTCACCCTCGTACGCCCACCACGAATAGCCGGTTGCGGTCGCCGCGTAGCCGATCTCAGCCTGCGGAGCGGGAGCTTTGGTGGTCATCACGCCCCCATCGGCCTAGAAGCCCATGTTGAAGTAGTCGGAGGCTGCGGTGCCTTTAGCGGCGACCGTTACCAGCGGGGCGGGGGCGGGTCGACGCAACTCCGGCATCATCGCTGCAGCCTCAAGCGCCAACACCGCACCGATACCGGCGTCGATCTTGTCGCGGTTGGGGCCCTTCACGAACACATACTTCGTGCGGCCGTCCTCGTCGTCCTCACGCACCCGCACCTTGCGCTTGTGCATGGCTAGGACCTGCGCGGCCAGAACCGACGACCCGTCATGGGTGTAGGCGCCCTCAGTCAGCGCGGTCGAGAACCGGTCACAGGCCCGCCACATACGCGTCGGCTGGTTCGTGTCGAACATGACGACCTGGTCCTCGCCCAGGTCGGAGGCCCACAACTCGATCTCGGTCTGCCACTTCGCCGGGTCACACAACATCAGGCCGACCTTGTAGCGGTCGAACGCCGCATACACCGCGTCGCGCACGTCAGCCCGCGGAACCCGCCACAACTGGGCCGCCGCGTGCGTGTGCCGCCGCGACAGGTCCGCCGGACGCTGCCACACCTCAATCTCGAACGTGTGCGGCACCCCGTCAACCAGCGTGCAGCCGATCAGGGCCGTGCAGTCATCCGAAATCGAGCCGTCGAAGCCCAGAGCCACATACGCGCCGGCCGGAACCACGATGTCAGGCCGCGCGAGGGCCTCCCACCGCTTCGTTTCGACCGCTTTACGCCGGTCGTCGATGTTGTGGTTGAAGAAATAGCGCTCCGCGTCCTCCCACGGCGTGTCCGGGTCGCGGATCTCCTGCACCAGCCGGGCCGTGTCGATCCAATAAGCCCCGCCGTAGGCGACCCGCAACGCGTCGCGTAACTTCTCGTCCGAATCCTCCGGCTTGACCTCCGGCGCCTCCACGGCGTCGTAGTAAATGCCCCGCTGACCCTCCATAACGGCCTTGTGGGTGCCCTCAGCGACCGAATTTTCGCCCGGAGCGAACGAATTCGTCGTTTCGTAGGTCCGGCCGCCCATTTTTGCCGTGTTCCGGCGCAACGTCCGCGCCAGCCGCACCCCACCGTTCGTCGGCGTCCACAGATGCGTCTCATCCAACGTCGCATCGGTGATCGGCTGACCCTCACGGGAGCCCGCAGAGGCCGTAACCGGCTCCAATTTGCCCGGACGGTCCTTCAAATAGCACCTGGTCAGGCCCACATCGACCCGCAGAGCGTCCGCCGCGGCCCCATCGTTGGCGGTCAGGAACTCGTAAATCACCGAATAGGTGTTGTCGGTCTGGTCCTCCGACACGGCGGCGATCTGCACCCACGGATTCGGGTCGCCCTTACGCCCCCACGGCCGGCCCACCGGCTCGCCAGAGGCGTCGAAGCCGTCCGGGCGCACGTCACCGGCCAGAGCTGCGATGCCCTTCGCCGCCTCCACCGGAGACTTGCCCCAACCCTTCGCCCGCCTCGAGCAGCCCCGCCGGAACAGGAACTTCAACGTCACCGGGTCGAACGTGTACCAGTCGACAATGATGCGGGCCTGCTCGTCGGTGAAGACCAGCGGCTCGTCGTGGTCACGCGGCGACGGTAGAACGTCGGCGAACCAGTCCAGCAGCGACCAACCCAGCGACGGCAACTCGCCCTCGTAGTCGGCGCCGCGCCACGGCATCGCTACGCCGAACGCAGATGGCCGTAACGGCTCGGTGCCGCCGGCTCAGCGGGCTTGGACGCAGGCCCGGTGTCGGTCACCCGCATCCGCAGACGCATCCGGTCCTCCGGCGTCGCACCGAACTTGCCCGCACGCAGCCGCAGCTCACCGGCGAACTCCCACCGGGCGCGCGTCCACATCGTGTGATGCATCAACGCCGTGTCGATCAGGAAGTCCCAGTCGGTGGCCAGGAACGACCGCGACTGCTCCGACCTGCGCCACGTGTCCCACCACGCCAACGTCCGAGCGTGCCAGGTCTCACCGTCAGGCAGCACACCGTCAGGCAGTTCGGGCCCGCACAACTGGCCATCGGTGCTGATCTCGGTAATCGGGATCGGGTCGACGTTGCGCCGGCGACGTGTCGCGGGGTCCTTCGGTGCTGGTCCGGGGCCGGCCACCGTCATCACCCCCTGTTACCGCCGTCGCTGTGGGTTACTCCAGCCGTCCGAGGCGATATCACGCATGGTGACGCCCGTCTAGAGCCTCTGACCTGCAGAAACATGGGTCCTGATTGGACGCTCAGGAGCAGCGGGCCCCTGACCTGCGAAAACGCTTCAGGATCTCCAGATCGCCACGCCCGTACACGATCTTGGGGCCATGCACCCGGGGTCCTCGTGATCTAGGGCCTGGATTTTTTTCACTCTGCGTAATCAACTTCGATCTTGCTAGTCGTCACGCAGCGTAACATCACGTTGAGTGACACATGATCGATCATCACTCAGTTCACACCAGCACCACGATTGCAGTCAGCGTGCTCGATGTGATCGGCACGTGAGGTGGGGTCGGCTGCCCTGCCCCTGCCTATGGGATGGCCTAGGTCCAGTGCCTGCCCGGGGATCATCAGGTCCCCACAGCGGGGGCAGGGGGTGCCGTAGGCGTGGGGTAGGAGGGTGGCGCGGAGGGTGGCGTGGTGGTGGTCGTACCCACGCTGGTGTGCAGTACCTCGGCGGTGGTCACGTCGGGCATGCCAAGTGCTGGCGCATGGGGGGCATCGGTGGTCTGCCCGGTCGGTGAGGGCAGAGCAGTCCAGGCATGGCCGCTTGGGCATTGACCCTCACCTGCCCGAAGGGGTTGGGGTGGTGGTGTCTGTGCCCTGCTCCTCGTGAACCTGGCTCGAGGTGAGCAGGTCCAACGCAGTCAGGGTCAGCGCGAGCCAGCTCAGCCCGAGTACGAACTGCGGCTCACTCCTCGCCCATGTCAGTGCGCTGACCGGCCAGCCGATGAGGGATCCGACGAGCAGCGCCCAGGCGAGGATGGTCCTCGCCCGGCGCCACCGTTGGTTCATGAGTCGTGGTTCTCGTTTAGGTGCGTGCGGCCGACCGCCAGCAGGTCGGCAACGGCATCAACTGTGGGAACCGTGGCGTCGGGACAGTCGGGGTGACCGCGGTATGGGCGGAGGTAGACCAGCGGCCGGCCGCCGTCCGGGCAGTCGAGACATTCGAGGCCGACTCCGCCGTCCTCATCGCCGACGAGACGGATCCGGTCGAAGCCGTCGAGGTTCATGCCTCAGACGGGCTGGGTGTCGCTGCCGTCTGCGTCGCCGACCTCTGCGTCGAATGCGTCGACCTTGGCGACGATGCCGTCGAGGGCGGCCTGTGCCTCGGGACTCAGTTCGTCGCCGTTGATGGTGGCGAGGGCGGCGCGTACGTCGGCGACGAGGTCGTCGACCTTGGTGGTGAGGGTCTGGAGCTGTTCGGTGGCGGTGGCCATGAGTCGTCCCATCTTTCGCATCTCGGCGTGGATCAGTTTGAGTCGGCGGTCGAGTTCTTCCATGAACGGGTCGAGGTCGACGACCACGAGGTGGACCTGACCGCAGTCGCATTGGGAGTTGTGGTTGACCAGGTGGCGTCGGGTCACGCGGTGGCCCCTGCCTTGCGTCGCGACTGGCTCGACCGGCGCATCTGTCGTTCCACGTGGAGGGCGTCGCCAAACCGGTAGAGCGGGGTGTTGCCGTCGTGGGCGACGGGCTCGAGGTGGCCGGCGCGGACCCACCAGCTGAAGAGTTGACGAGAGACGCCCACCTGGGCGGCGGCCAGGTGGGCGGGTAGTTGCGCGTCCATGTCGTACATGCCCACCTCCGACCGAAGCCGTTTTTGGGCAGCGTGAACTGCGCGAACTCAGTAAAGCCGATCTTTGGCGGAAGGTCAAATACCCGAACGGGCATGTCACGGCCGACATTCGAGGTATGCGCGGCTGGACGGATCGTCGGGGTAGGTGCAGGTGAGGCAGATCCGCGTGTGGGGGTCGTAGTTGGTGTCGCCGCATCTGTCGCAGTGCTCGCCTACGACGAGGTATCCAACCGATCGCATGACCGGCGATGCGTGCACCTGGTTGCGAACGTTTCGTAGGTCGGCGAGTGGGTCGGACTGTTCGTGGTCCCAGGCGGCGCGTCCGCAACGGGTGCAGAACGACCAGGTGGACCCGTTCCACTTGAACGCCGGGTCGGGGCAGGTCACGACGCCACCTTCAGCGCTGCAGCGGAAAGCCTGCACCAAACCTGGTACTCATCTGCCCGTAGTACGAGCCGGCAGTCGGGGTTCGCGCATTCGATGTCGCCGCTCCCGTCAGCCAACCTGACGAGGGTGAGCAGGTCGCACCGTCGGCAGGGCACGCCTTCGCATGGTTGTGGGCGTAGTGGTGTGCGGCCGGTGGCGCGGCGTAGGGCCGATGCGAGTTCCCGCATTTCGGAGGCGAACTCGTCGACGGCGGGGTGGTGGTCGCATGCCCAGGTGACTCTCACGCGGAGCCAGTGTGCGAGGGCGGGGACGGTGGGGTGTGGCCGGTGGCCGGGTGTGTGGGTGAGCCAGTCGCGGACGTTGGTGTCGAGGATGGTGGCGACGGACAGGGTGCCGGTCTGGTCTTCGTCGAGTCCGAGGAGGCCGCGGGCGTAGAGGGCTCGTGCGCCTTGGTTGGCGGGGAGGGTGAGGTCGAGGATGTCGACGCGCAACGGTAGGGGTGGTGTGCGGCTGCCGGTGACGCGTTGTCCGGTGTTGCCGGTGGGTTGGAGGGCGTAGGGCAGGTCGGTGTACAGGTTGGCGATCTCACCCAACAGTTCGTCGAGCCAGTGCCGGTCGGGTTCGCACACGTGGGCGCGTTCGTAGTGCCGGCGCTGGCAGATCGCGCAGAGGCGCTCGTCGGTCATGGCTGTTCGCCGCTCATCGGTATCCACCTGGACGCATAGGCGGTGGCGCTGTCCGCGTCGCTGTGTGCATGCACATAGTCCGGTTCGCCGAGGTACCACAACCGGCAGCCGCGCTGGTCGTCGCGGAATCGGATGCCTTCGCCGTCCTCGAACGTGAACGTGTAGCTCATGCTCCTTGGCGCGTACAGGGGGTCGATTCGGTCGGCTATGCAGCGCAGCCGCCACGCGAGGCGCTGTAGTGGTTTGCGGCCGTGCCATAGCTGGCCGCGTAGCAGCCATCGCGGTTCGTGGTCGCTCATCGCTTCACCGTCCATGTCTCGCCGCAGTCGATGCAGCGGCGTGTCTCGTCGGGGTCGGCGAGTCTGGACATGTTGATGTAGATGGGGTGTTGGCATTGGGCGGTCCAGGTGGCGGCGTCGGGTGTCAGGTGGACAACGTCCCCGACGTGTAGGGAGTTGGCGGGGATC